AACATTGCTGTGTTTTCGGTGCCGGTCAGCGTTGAGATTTGAACGCTTGCCGCTTGGGAGTCCAGTTGGCGGTATTCGCCTTCGACTTCGTCGAAGACGGAGGGCTCGCCAGAGACACCGATGTTGGTGTGAATTTCGGCTTTGTCGCCGAGTGGAACGATAACGGCTTCGCCTTTTTGCGGGAAGGGCAGACACGACGTCAGATAATCCCGGCGTTTGCGCCTTTCACGGATTATGTAGTCGTTGTTTTGGTCTGGCCCATCGCCGGTGTTATCGGGGATTGCTGACATTAAATTTTGGTCGCGGAACCAAAAATTATATATTTTGTTGTAGCAGCGGAAGGGTAGAGAGTTGACGTTGATAGCGGCGCCATTAAGACCGATTGGCACCCCCATGTAGTCGTAGATGGTGCCGACGTTAACGGGGTTTAGATCGCCGGACATTACCGGGATCACGAAGTCGGTCGAGTCGCCAGGATTGGTTTGTTCGCCGTTGAATTTTTCCCAGTTATCCCAGACTTGGCGGTAGGGAGTGAAAAAGAAGAAGGTTTCAGTTTAGAAGAGCGTCGCCCCTACCCGAAGGTAGGGGCGCGCCCTTCTAAGTAGAGGTTATCCAAGATGGGTTTTATAGGTGTAGCAAGCCTGCCGAACAGAGATGCCCGGAGATTTACGGTGTCTCCAGGCAGGATTTCTAGAGAGAGGATGGGTATTAGGCTTGAAGCCTTGAAGGTTGTTTTGTAGCCGTGTGAGAGATCGAAGGATGAGCGTGGAATGTCAGCCCTTTTGGTCTGACTGAATTGATGAGTTTGGCGCATTTTCGAATTCCTCAACGGCGGATATATGGCTAGACGAGATAAACTCTACGCCATTGCCGAGGGATTTTTTTGTTTGCTTCGTAAGAGATGCGTCGTGGTCGTCGAAGGATCCCATTGAGAATAGGGTGTAGTCGTGAGGATGTTTGCCGAAGTGATGGTCCTCGGAGTTGATACAGTCCGCGAAGGCGCGTGTGGCTAGTCCCACGGTCGGGACGAAGAAGGGAGCTGTAAATACTTCGGCTTTTTCGTCGTAGACGGTGAACAGGAGATGATTCATGTTAGAGCTCCGATTAAGTAGAGAGCAATTAGAATAATTGCTGCTCCGATGATTGGGTTGACGTTGATGAATTTCAAGTCAGAGATTCCTTATTAGCCTTTCGGCTTTTGTGTTTTTGCAGACTTCGCGGACCGCGAGTCTTTCGGGTGTGTTATCGGGGTTGTTTTCGCATTTTTCAATGCGGACATCACGGAGCTTGTTCCAAAGTTCTGGTTCAGACTTTTTAAGTAGGTTTCGATAATATGTTGGGACGGGTGCTTTTGCCCCATCCGGGAGAACGGCGTAGTCGTGCGGCCAGAGGTCCGTTTTGAATTTGTCATACCATTCTTTTCCGATACCTGGGTGAAGTGACATCTGTGTATAGGGTGCTTGTTTTAGCACGTCGGGCAATATTTCGCCCGTTTCAGGATCGGGTATTGAGTATTCGCGCTCGGCGTATTCGCCGTTTTGTTTGGACATTATGTAGCGGGAGACGTAACCCGCTGATTGGAAGGTCACGTTGCCAATTTCTGATGCGCCTTTTGTCCATGTTTTTTCTAGAAGCGCGGATTTGTAGCAGTTGTTGCCCCTGCGGATGGTGAATAGTTTTTGATCTTCGAAGTGGAACCCAAAGAGGAGCGCGTGATAGTGCGGACGGTCGGTAAGCGGGCCGTATTCGCCGCACATGTAGTAGCGTATTTTTTTCTTAGTGCGCTTTCGAAGTGAGCGTATGAATTTTTGGAAGTGAGATTTTACCAAGGAAGAACCGTTCGGTAGGTTTTCTTGGGAGTAGGTGAGCGTGATAAAGGCGTTGTTGAGCCCGTTGTTGTACATAGAGGCTTCATGGTAGCAGCGTATTGCCCAGTCTCGGGATTTGTCGAGCCTGCAGCCGACGCAGCGGCCGCAGGGTAGCTCGACGGGCGTACCGAAGGAGAGGCGGCGTTTGAAGGTAATGCCGCCCGGTCCATGCCATGCCTGAATGGGTCGATAGCAAGGCATATTTCGTGTCCTGTCGTACAGCTAGAGAGCGACGCCGCCCCGAGGGATAGTGCCAATGCCGTTTTTACGATGCATTTTGTTGGCAGTTTTTCGAAAAAGAGATTTGCTTTTTTTCCTTGAAAGCTTCTTTCTACGCATGATGGGCGCTCCGGTTTAGACTGAGTCTAGGTGTGTTGTACACAGGTTATCACTTGACAGTGTGCTAGGCTAGGTCGGATGGCGGGGTTTTGGGAGCCCGCGCCGACTAGCCGTTATCGCCGGAGGCGATTTTAGAGCGGTTGATTTTTTTTTGTTTTTTGCTGGTCTTAGGGACCAGCGGTGACATTAGACAACAAGGGTTGTAATGTCAGTCCTCGCCCGATTTAGGTTCGAGCGGGACTATTTCGGACGTTTCGACGTCCTGAGTCTCGCTAGGAGAGGCGATCGCGGCGTCGTCCTTACTATGGCTAGTCGGCGGCGGCGTCGCGAGAGTTTCGAGCCAGAGAGCTGGATCGTTTTGGTGATCGGCCCTTTCCGTGGCCGTTAATTCTTGGAAGGCAGAATTGATTTCGGCAATATTGTTCATTGCATCCGAGAATTTTTGAGAGGATGCATAGCCGAAGTTTTGATTTTTTGCGCGTTCCGCGTAGGGGTCGATTCCGGTAGCCCTAAAATGGGCGATGATGTTATTCACATCTGCGGAATCTTTAAAGTGTTGTTGTGTTTTAGATTCGCCCGAAAAGTCCTGCCGATAGGCAGGATACGGGCGTTTTCTTTTATTTTTCATAGTAGAAATCTCCGCGCTTGACTTCGTTAGAGCGCTTGCGTTCGATTTTGAGATTTACGGGTTTATCTTTTGGGTTGTGACCCTTGCGATTTTTTTTCATGTATTCGGCCTGCTCTTGAAGTGAGCGGCCGGAATTTATTACCTCGCCCAGAGATTGGCCGAGGAATGATTTGATCTTGTTGTAGATTTTAGCGATGTCTTTGGAGACGCCTGCGGCGGGAGATATGACATCGGTTTTGGATTGAGTGAAAGCAGTATCGGCTTCTATTTTGCCGATAGCGGCTTTCTGATGCATGAGATTAAGAGCTGTTGTAGAGGCGGCAGATACGCCTGCTGCAATGGATGATTTGGGGTTTTGCATTACGGCGGTAGTGCCGCCAGGAGAGGATGCCGGAGAGCCGAGAGCTAGGATGCGATTAAGGCCTGCAGCTTTTAGGTCTTTGGCGGAGCGTTGATAGGCCGTTGAGGACATACGCTCTTGGAATTCGCGGTTCTCTTTTGCGATGCGTTCGTTCGCGCGATTAGCTGCGCGTTGTCCAGATGAGCCTATGAGTCCGCCGAGTAAGGAGCCTCCGGCTCCGATTAAAGCTGATGTGATTAGAGGCGCCGGCATGTGGTTTTGTCCTTTGAAGGATGAATCCCCTTGGACGACGAGCGAGCTCATCGACCAGGGGGGATTTATTTAGCCGAGATCGGTAATTGTTGTCTATCCGATTTTCGGCAGTTATTTAGAAGTGATCGATAAGACCCGGAGTTGCGTAAAGCGGTAATGGCCGGGCTGCACGGATTTTGAAGTAGCAGTCGAGGAGGAAGTCAGGCTCTGCAGGTACCGCCACGACACGGTCGATGGGGACGTTATCTTCGATGAAAGCCTGATTGAGTACGGGAAGGGCCGGGAAGTCTTGGGCAAGATGCCAGACGTCGAGAGACGCTTCCGCAGAGGAGCGGAATTCTCCGGTGATTTGAGATTGTTTGAAGCGATATTCATCGTACCGAGGCATGTAGCCAAAGACGCCGTCGTCGGTTGCGAGGTCGTTGGAGATGAATATTTCTTTGTTGAGGACGGCTTGTTCGCCGAGATGAGAGAGTGCGGGCCAGTAGAAGTCGAACCGTGTCTGGCGAGACCAGTAACGTTCGAGGCCCTCCTGGTAGGTTAGGTCGGCTCGTACGTTGACGATGCCGATTATGTGTCCATGTTCAGTGAAGGAGGCTGTAAAGCCATGACCTTGAGCCGATACGGTTGCGTAGCCGGCCAGGTTGCCCTGTGGGGTTTCGGCGACTTCGCCGCCGCCGCCTACACCGTCTACGACGGATGGCGCGGTTTGTTGCACAGGGGTTACATTGATCATGGTGGAGCCGCCCCCTAGGTAAAGTGGGCGTTGATGGACGAGGAGAGCAGGATCGGAAACCTGAAAATGACTTTTGAGGATTTCCGGGTAGCGCGTTCCGCCTCTGGCGTCGCGCTCAAGAAGTTTTTGTATTTGGAACGACTCACGGAGATCGTTGATTGAGATAGCAGTCGCGTTAGTCAGGTCCGCGAACATTGCTGTGTTTTCGGTGCCGGTCAGCGTTGAGATTTGAACGCTTGCCGCTTGGGAGTCCAGTTGGCGGTATTCGCCTTCGACTTCGTCGAAGACGGAGGGCTCGCCAGAGACACCGATGTTGGTGTGAATTTCGGCTTTG